ATTGGTATGAAGGGATCCGTTGTAGGTACTGGAACTTTATCCTTGCGTTCAAATAGTTCTACAGGAACAATTTTGGCAAGCGTTGCATACCAAGTTATCAGTGGTGGCAGAGGCTAAACCAAATACTCAAGGTAATAATTTAACTTGACTATAATTTGATCTGTGTTATAATGTTGATATGTTAAAAGTTTATAAACTAAATGATAAAGCAACACTTCCTAAGTTTGCCACAGAACAATCTGCATGTTTTGATATTGCATCTTCTGAGTCATACATTATAGCTCCCGGTGGAACTATGGCTATTTCTACAGGATTGATTTTTGACATTCCTCTTGGCTATTCCATCAGACTACATCCACGATCTGGTCTTGCATTAAAACATGGAATCACTATGAAGAATGCAGAAGGAGTCATCGATTCTGATTATACCAACGAACTCAAGGTACTTGTGTGGAATACACAAATATGCACATTCTTTGAGATAAATCCGGGTGATCGTATTGCTCAGGGAGAATTAGTAAAAAATCTTGACTATACTATAGAAGAGTGTTATACTGCTCCCGTGCAGAAAACTAACCGTGTTGGTGGGTTTGGTAGCACAGGAATAGGATCTTAATTTATGGAAAATAGCAACGCTCGTCAGAAATTATTCGATCATCATAAGAAACTGACTCAACAGGCATTTGATATATTAGTAGCTAAAAATAATGACTACGCATCTGGCAATGATCCATTTGCAAACTTTAGAAAGGGCGAGATCTTTAATCTGTGCTCAACCGAAGCTGGAATTCTTCTCCGAATTACAGATAAGCTATCTCGTCTAGCTACATTTACTAATGATGGCAAATTGGCAGTAGAGAATGAAAGCCACGAAGATGCAGTTCTAGACATAATTAACTATTGCATTCTATTCTCTGCTTATGTACAATCAAAATCTAATAAATGAATTTCTACACAAATGCATTTGTCTGCGGAAACAATATTCTTGTTCGTGAGATAAGCAATGGCAGCAGGGTGTCTCATAGGATTCCCTACAAACCAAAACTTTACATCAAGTCAGGAAACAATCCAACACATACTACACTAATGGGTGTTCCCGTTTCTGAGATAGATTTTTCGTCTATGTCTGAAGCACGAGAATTCTCAAAGGAGTATGATGATGTTTCTAACTTTGATGTTTTTGGAAACATGGATTTTGTGTATCCGTTTTTGGCAGAACAATATCCTGGCACAGTTGATTACGACTACAGTAAGTTGAAAGTCGCAATCATTGATATTGAGACAGAATGTGAGTCCGGATTTCCTAACATGGATGATCCGGTGGAGCGGGTGAACGCAATCACAATTTTATGTGATGACAAGTATTTTACTTTTGGATTGAATACATTTACCAAAGCTTTTCCAAATCATCATGTTAAATGTTATGATGACGAAGGGGAACTTCTTACAGACTTTCTTAATTTCTGGCAAGCACTAGCACCTGATATAGTCACCGGGTGGAATATTCGATTCTTTGATATTCCATATCTGTTTTCTCGTATCTCTAAGGTTCTTGGAGAAAAGGAAGCAAAGAAACTTTCCTTTTGGAATATTGTACATCAGAAGACTGTAAATCGCAGAAACAAAGATCATCTTGTTTATGAACTCGCAGGAATTGCGACACTAGATTATTATGAATTGTATCTGACTTTTACATACACAAATCAAGATTCATATCGACTTGATAATATTGCAAACATAGAACTTGGTGAAGGTAAGCTTTCATACTCTGAGTTCGAAAGTATTCATGACTTCTACAAAAAGGACTTTCAGAAGTTCATTGAATACAATGTACACGATGTTACTCTAATCAAAAAGCTAGAAGATAAACTGCGACTCATGGAACTCGCAGTTGCTTTGGCATATTCTGCTAAAGTAAATCTCATGGATATCTTTAGTCAAGTCAGAACTTGGGATGCTATAGTCTTTCATCATTTGCATGATAAAGGTATAGTCATTCCCCCGAAGAAACTGAACAGCAAAGATCGGCAGTATGCAGGTGCTTATGTCAAGGAACCAGTTCCCGGTCTGTATAATTGGGTGGTTTCTCTAGATTTGAATAGTCTATATCCGCATTTGATTATGCAATATAACATTTCTCCTGAGACTAAAACTTCATACGGAAAGCCTGGAACTCTATCTCCTGATATAATTTTTGATCGAGAAGACGGAAAACCCGTGACTGCGTTTCTTGATTGTGTGCAAGTATTTAAGGATGCTAAAGAGAGAAAAGAAACAGTTGCTGCCAATGGTGTGACTTTTCGAAAAGATGTTCAGGGTGTATTCCCTGCTCTCATGGAGAAGATGTATAAGGAGCGTAAGCACTTCAAGAATCTAATGATTGAAGCAGAGAAGAAACGAGAAGTCTGCACAGACGATGCTGAAAAGATTCGTCTAGATTATGAGATATCTAAGTACAATAACTTTCAGCTAGTTCGTAAGATTCAGCTGAATTCCGCTTATGGTGCATTGGGAAATGAATACTTCAGACACTATGACACTGATCTGGCTGAAGCAATTACTCTATCTGGTCAGCTGAGTATTCGTTGGATTGAACGATCTCTCAATAAATATTTGAATGAAACTCTTAGCACCGATGGTGTTGATTATATTATTGCAAGCGATACAGATTCTATTTACATCTGTCTTGAATCCCTAGTAAAGAAAGTATTAAAGAATGAAAAAGATGATATTAAAATTGTGGAATTTCTTGATAAGTCTGTCAGTAAGATAATAGAACCTTTCATCGATTCCAAGTATAAAGAATTAGCAAATCTAATGAATGCATCTGTGAATCAAATGCATATGAAGCGCGAAGTAATAGCAAGTAAAGGAATTTGGACTGCCAAGAAGCGTTACATGCTAAATGTGTGGGATAGCGAGGGAGTTCGTTATGGTGCTGCAAAATTGAAGATAAAGGGTATTGAGACTTCTCGTAGTTCTACTCCACAGATTGTGCGAGATAAGCTGAAGAAGTCTATTGATATCATTATGAATGGTGATCAAGAAACTCTCATAAATTTCATTGCGGAGTTCAAGAGTGTATTTTACTCACTTCCGGTTGAAGACATTGCATTTCCCCGTGGCGTTAATGGGCTAAAGATATATCATCATCCCACCACAATCTATTGCAAATCTACGCCAATTGCAGTCAAGGGAGCATTGCTTCACAATCACCACATTCGTAAATTAAAATTGGAAAAGAAATACAAACTCATCACAGATGGTGATAAGATCAAGTTTGTATATCTAAAGGCTCCCAATCCAATATGTGGTCCTAGTGGTAAAGATATGGTAATTACATTTCATAATTCTTTACCAATTGAGCTTGATTTGAATAAATATGTTAACTATGATATGCAGTTTGAGAAGACATTTCTAGATCCTCTCATGAATATTCTTACTGTGATTGGTTGGGATGCGGAAAAACACAACACACTCGAAAGCTTTTTTACATAAGGAACTATATGAATATTAAATCACTACTAAAAACTACTGGGAATGCGGAAGCATTCATCGCTGCGGAAAGTCAAGACACTACAACCTTTATTGATACTGGCTCATATTCTTTGAATGCCCTTCTCAGTGGAAGTATATACGGAGGATTGGCAGATAATAGAATCACTTGCTTGGCAGGAGAGCAAGCAACAGGAAAGACTTTCTTTGCTCTTGGTGTGTGTAAGAATTTTCTAGACAGCAATAAAGATGCAATGGTATTATACTTTGATGCAGAAAATGCAATCACTAGTGATATGTTAGAAGGTCGTGGTATTGATATTACTCGTCTGGCAATTGTTCCAGTTCTTACTATCGAAGAATTCAAGACACAAGCTCTGAAGATTGTTAATTCATATCTTGCAGAAGAAGAAGGCAAACGTAAGCCTCTTCTTATGGTTCTAGATTCTCTCGGAATGCTTTCAACAGAGAAAGAGATGAATGATACTGCAGAAGGAAAGAATGTGCGAGATATGACTAAAGCACAGTTGGTGAAGGGTGCCTTCCGAGTTCTTACTGCTAAGCTAGGCAAAGCTAAGATTCCTATGCTAGTAACCAATCACACATATCAAGTCATTGGCGCATATGTTCCAACCAAGGATTTGTCCGGTGGTAGCGGTGTTAAGTATGCTGCCAGTACCATTCTCTTTCTCAGCAAAAAGAAAGATAAGACTGATGATGGCATCGTTGGTAATTTTGTAACTTGTTTGAATTACAAGAATCGATTTGCCAAAGAGAACATGAAAGTAGAGACACGATTGAACTACGATAGCGGTCTGAGTCGTTATCATGGATTGGCTGATCTTGCAGTTGAATATGGAATATTCAAGAGTGTTTCTACTCGCATCGAACTTCCAGATGGCTCAAAGGTGTTCATGAAGAATATCAACGATGAGCCAGAGAAGTATTTGACTGATGAAGTTCTAAAGCAACTCGATGAAAGAATTCAAAAGGAATTTAAATATGGAAAACTCGATAGCTAAAATATACGAATACACAGAAAAGACACATAATGGCTATGTTGTAATTAGAATTAAACATGGTGAGTATGAAGGAGTAGAATACACCTACGAGAAGTTATCTGTGGATGAAGGCATTGATAAGAAATCAGCCAGATTAAACTTCAATATCAATCTTGTGGAAAACCCAAAAGAGGTTATAATTGGGGAAGAATTTTACATGCTTGCAGGTGATATTGTTATAGAACTTTTAGATAATTGGTTAGAAGAAAGTGCTAATGAGTCAGAGAATAGAACGGACGATATTACGGACATTGATGACAAACGAAGATTTTTGTCGCAAGGTGATCCCATTTCTGAAATCTGAATACTTCCACGACAAGTGTGAGAAGTTAATCTTTCAAGACATCGAAGACTTCTTTATGAAATATAACACCGTCCCCTCAAAGGAGGCGGTGATTATTTCATTGGATAAACTAAAGAGTGTATCAGAGACTGAGTTTACTCAATGTTTAGAATTAGTAGAAAGCTTTGACTTTGCAGAGAAAGTAAATGTCGAATGGATAGTTGTAGAGACTGAGAATTTCTGCAAAGATAAAGCAATCTACAATTCAATCATGGAATCAATTCAGATCATTGATGGTAAGGATAAAGGCAGAAACAAGACTGCCATTCCAGAATTGCTGTCAAATGCTCTTGCTGTTTCTTTTGATGCTCATGTAGGACACGACTACACACAAGATGCGGAACAGAGATTTGAGTTCTATCACATCAAGGAAAAGAAACTTCCATTTGATATTGAATACCTCAATACCATCACAGCTGGTGGAACCCCAACCAAAACTTTAAATGTTGTAATGGCTGGCACTGGCGTAGGCAAATCTTTGTTTCTGTGTCATCATGCAGCCAATTGTCTAGTACAGAATTACAATGTTCTGTATATTACCTGCGAGATGGCAGAAGAAAGAATCGCAGAACGAATTGATGCCAATCTTTTAGATATTACAATGGATGATCTCAAAGATCTAACACATTCATCTTACATGAAGAAGATGAATACTGTCTGTAGTAATATCACATCTAAGTTGATTATCAAAGAATACCCCACATCAAGTGCAGGTTCAACACATTTCCGCGCATTGCTTGATGAGTTGGTAATCAAGAAGGGATTCAAGCCAGATGTTATTTTCATTGACTACCTGAACATCTGTTCTTCTTCTAGAATCAAGATGAATGGATCAGCAAACTCATACACTATTATCAAAGCTATCGCAGAAGAACTACGAGCATTGGCAGTAGAAAAAGATATTCCAATTTGGACAGCGACTCAGACAAATCGAGAAGGATATACAAACACTGATGTCGGATTGGAGAATACATCAGAATCATTCGGTCTTCCTGCCACAACAGATTTTATGATTGCGCTAATCTCAACAGAAGAATTAGAACAAGCAAATCAAATCATGATCAAGCAGTTGAAGAATCGATACAACAATGGAATGACTAACAAGAAATTTGTTGTGGGATTGAATCGTGCCAAGATGAAATTGTTTGATGTTGCGCCAGCTGCTCAGCCAATGTTGAGTCTTGGAAACAAAACTAACGATCAAGAAGCAGGATCTGGCTATGACATGCGAGATAGTTTTAAGAAGTTGAAAACTAATTCTTCCGGGGAGTGGAAATTCTGATGTCAACATACATTGATAAAATGTTCATTAATATAATTTCAAGTAAGCTTCAGAAGTTTGCTTGGAAGAAAGACAATCTAGCCAATTGCAGATGCCCTATTTGTGGAGATTCTACTAAGCACAAGAATAAAGCAAGAGGATTCTTCTTTCAAAAGAATAATGACTTTTTCTTCAAGTGCCACAACTGTGGATTCAGCAGTAACTTGTATAATCTACTTGAAAAGGTAGATCCTAACATATGCAAAGAGTATGCCCTTCAGCGTTGGAAGAATGGAGAAAATGGTAAATCCAATTTCAAGAAACCAGTTATTCATTTTGAAAAACCAGTATTTGCAAAGAAGAAAGAACTAGCGAATTGTGTTTCTTTGAGATCTCTAGACGATTCTCATGAGTGCAAGAAATATGTTCTTTCTCGAAAGATTCCTGATACAGCTCTAGATCTATTGTATTACACAGAAGACTTTTCTTCTGTTGCTGTTTCAATCAATCCAGACAACACAGGATTAGTAAAAGAAAAGCGATTAGTAATACCAATCTATGACTCATCTGGCTCTTTGATTGGAGTACAGGGAAGATATCTTGGTACTAGTAAAAAAGCAATTAGATATATCACCATAAAAACTAAAAAAGAATCTCGTCTTTGGTATGGATTGGAAAGAGTCAAAGATGAGCCGATTTATGTTGTTGAAGGTCCACTAGATTCTTTGTTTCTACCAAATGGTGTTGCTACTCTTGGTATGGATGACTCTATGGAGTTACCTGATACCTTCGATGGAAAGCGTGTAGTCTTTGTCATTGACAATCAACCAAGAAATAAAGATGTTGTAAATAATATTCAAGGTCTTATTGACAACAAGTTTAATGTAGTGATATGGCCTAAGGTTGTTAAAGAAAAAGATATTAACGACATAATCCTATCAGGAAAAACATCAGAGCAAGTAGTTGCACTTCTAAATGCAAATACCTATAATGGATTACAAGCACAATTAAAGTTAAATGATTGGAAGAAAGTATGACAGAAAAGATATCAGTATTAAATACAGGTCATGTTGAATATGTTTCTCATATGGGAGATGATCTCACGGTAGTGAATGCTGCTCGTGTTTCATTTAATGTAGAAAGTACAGAGTTCAAAGATCGTGATGCTAAATTAATAAATTACTTAGCAAAACATAAACATTGGACTCCTTTCGCACATCCTCAGATTACCTTGAGAATCAAAGCTCCAATATTTGTTCGCACACAATTGTTTAAACATAAAGTGGGATTTGTAGAGAACGAAGTATCACGCAGATATGTTACACATTTGCCAGAAGTATATTATCCACAATGGAGAAATGCACCAACCGATGGAGCAAAGCAAGGATCTTCTGGATTCAAAGCATATGATGATTCATTTAGTGATTGTAATCGGGCATATATGATGGCAGCTCAAGAATGTCTAATAGTATATCAAATGCTATTGGATAAGGGAGTTGCTCCTGAACAGGCAAGATCTGTTTTGCCACAAGGAACATATACTGAGTGGTGGTGGACAGGATCTTTGATTGGATATTCTAGAGTATTCCATCAACGCAGCGATACTCATGCACAGTGGGAAGTTCAACAGTATGCATTAGCAATCGGAGAGATCATTCAAAAATTGTACCCACAATCATGGCAAGCACTGTGCCCTGTTACTACATAAATCACCCACTAAGTTTAGGAACATTATTATGAGTTTACCAAATCTATATCAAGACTTTATTCACCTTTCGCGCTACTCACGATGGATTGAGAGCGAAAACCGCCGCGAGACATGGGAAGAAACCGTTAAGCGATACTTTGATTTTTTTGAGAATAAATTAAAGGAAAATAATAAGTTTATACTTTCCGGAAGTCTTCGCAAAGAATTAGAGACTGCAGTTTTAACTTTAGAAATCATGCCTTCAATGAGATCATTGATGACATCCGGTGAAGCTTTAGAGCGCGACAACACCGCCGGATATAATTGTTCTTATGTTGCTGTTAATAGAGTTCGGGCATTTGATGAGATTCTCTATATACTCATGTGTGGAACCGGCGTCGGATTCTCTGTCGAAAGACAATATGTTGAAAAGTTACCAACTATCGCAGAGGAATTCACAAACAGTGAGACCACTATTGTTGTTCAAGATAGCAAAGCTGGTTGGGCTAAAGCATATAGGGAGCTTGTATCTCTACTTATTGGTGGTCAAATTCCCAAGTGGGATGTCTCAAAGGTTCGTCCTTCTGGCGCCCGACTCAAAACCTTTGGTGGGCGTGCTAGTGGCCCGGGGCCGCTTGAAGATCTCTTTAGATTTACTGTTGATACTTTTAAGAAAGGTGCAGGCCGCAAACTCACTTCCCTTGAGTGTCACGATATCGTATGTAAAGTTGCAGAAGTTGTCGTGGTGGGAGGTGTGCGCCGATCCGCACTTATTTCTCTCAGCAATCTCACTGATGAGAGAATGCGGGATGCCAAATCTGGAGCATGGTGGAATGAAAATCCGCAGCGTGCTCTTGCCAACAATTCCGTTGTCTACAAAGAAAAGCCAGACATTGGTGTCTTTATGGAAGAATGGGTGTCTTTATATAAGAGCAAGAGTGGCGAACGTGGCATCTTTAATCGTGAAGCCTGCAAGAAAACCGTAGCAAAACTGGGTGATCGTAGAGACGCAACATACGAGTTTGGAACCAATCCTTGCTCGGAGATCATCCTACGCGACAGACAGTTCTGTAACCTCTCAGAAGTCATTGTACGCGCTTCTGACACCGCTGAGGATCTTGCTCGTAAGGTTCGCTTAGCGACGATCCTAGGTACATTCCAAGCGTCTTTGACAGACTTCCCATACCTATCCAGTGAATGGAAGAAGAACTGTGAAGAAGAGGCATTGTTGGGTGTATCTCTAACTGGCATTCTTGACAATGAGAATATGGCAAATGATGTCATCAATCTGGAGAAGGGGTTGATCCAGCTCAGAGAACTAGCCATTAAGACAAACAAGGATTTTGCTAAGAAGCTTGGAATCAATCCAGCTGCAGCAATTACTTGTGTGAAACCAAGTGGCACAGTCTCACAATTGGTCGATGCTGCTTCTGGTATTCATCCTCGTCACAGCGAATACTACATTCGTACTGTTCGAGCAGATCAGAAAGATCCTCTTTGCAATATGATGATCGATATGGGATTTCCGCACGAGAAGTGCGTGATGAAACCAGATTCGGTCATGGTGTTCTCATTCCCAACTAAGTCGCCAGATGGATGTTTAACTCGTAATGATCTTTCTGCGCTTGATCATCTGAGTCTTTGGCTAACATATCAAAGATTCTGGTGTGAGCATAAACCAAGCATCACCGTAACTGTTCGTGAGAACGAATGGATGGAAGTTGGTGCATGGGTGTATAAGCACTTCGATGAGATCAGTGGTATTTCTTTCTTACCACACAGCGATCATAGTTATCGTCAAGCACCATATCAAGAATGTTCTAAAGAAGAGTTTGAAGCATTGACTGAGAAGATGCCCAAGAATGTGAATTGGTCAGATCTACACAAGTATGAGAAGGAAGACAAGACTACAGGAACTCAACAGTTTGCATGTAGTGGAGACAAGTGTGAGTTAGTAGATCTTACTAGTTAATATCATAAAAGTGGCATAATGCCATATACATATTATTGGTATGAAGAGAGGAGTTTTAAATTCTCTTCGGATATTTCTTGTACTTGTCTTGCTTCAAGCATGTACACCAAACGTCACTACCGATGCGCCTAGCGCACCCCCACCTAAGTGTGGGGAACTTGAACCAATAGCAGAAGCCCCGCAAGAGACACCATTATTCTTGCGGGGCTTTATGCTGTTGGAGGAAACTCAAGACCCAGCTATTGGATTCTTAGCAACCGATTCTGGAAACCTTATAGGTTCTGCTGTTCTCATTCATCCAAACATTGCAATTACCGCAGGGCATTGTTTAGATGGACAACAAGCAAAATGGTTCATTGCTGGCGGAATGTTAAACGAAGTGGAAAGTTTTGTTCTACACCCAATGTATAAAATTGGAGATGTATTAGTAATAGACGTTGGTTTAATTCTATTAAAGTATCCTTCTACAATTACTCCACTACAACTAGTACCTAAAACTTATACCTACACAAAATTGCAATCTATTTGTGCAATTGGTTATGGTGGTGGAGTCAAGAAGAAAAGCAATCCCGACACCTTTTCTTATTTTGGCACCACAATAGAAGAACCTTGGTCTTTTAAAATGTTACCAATATTTGGTAGTGTGTGGTTTGGAGATTCTGGTGGTGCAATAGTAGATGAGAATGGATTACTAATTGGCATCATATCTTCTCTTTTAGTTTATCGTGAACGCTTGTATGAAAATAATGTAATCAGACTTCCGGAATTGATTGATTGGATAGAAAAAACAGAGGAGATTATATGCAATTAAACAAAATACAGCGTGGATTAGTAGCTGCTTGTGGTTTTTTGATTGGAATCATTTTAGCCAGAATCATTGGAATATAAACCTAACACATTACCCATAAATACCTGTATGATAATAGCAGGTGTAGATTACAGTTTAACTTCACCTAGCATTTGCATATACAACTCTGCATCTGGTAAATTTATATTTGAACATTGTATGATATATTTTCTTTCTGATGTAAAGAAAATGCATACTTTGTTTCTAGGAAATGTTCGCGGAGAACCTTTTGAGGATTATGATCACGAATGCAAAAGATACGACACAATTTCGGATTGGGCGATGCAGTACCTAATAGGTTGCACGATGGTTGGCATAGAAGACTACGCTTACGCAGCCAAGGGCCGCGTGTTCCATATAGCGGAGAACACGGGTATTCTCAAATACAAACTGTATCAACAAATGATACCAATAGAGACATTCCCACCAACAGTAGTGAAGAAGAACGCAACGGGCAAGGGGAACGCGGACAAGACGAAGATGTACGAGTCTTTTGTATTAGAAACTGGCGTGATGCTGAAAGACATCGTTAGTCCCAATAAAAAAGATGTCGGAAACCCCGTTTCCGACATCGTAGACTCTTATTACATCTGCAAGAGCCTTTGGCAGAAGATTTCTGCCTCAAACTAGTATGATTTGTTTATTCAAACTGCGTAATGTATAAATACCTTACCAACAGTTGAATTGGGATTGACCTTATCAGCTCCTCTCATTCGAGGATTTACCCAAAGTGTCGTGGCTGGATCACCTCCTTGTAATAGGGGTCCCCTTTGGAAAAGTTCACATTGAGGGTGCATCGGTAAAATCATTTTAGTCCTTTTTCGCATGATCCCTTTCTCTGTAATATCTCGTACCCGCGAGAGCAAACTCATACCGTCACTGGTATGTTTTTGTTTATACTGGCTGATCTGGTTTTACTACTGGTTCATCTTTGTGTTGACCATCTTCACACAACAAAGGTCTGCGAACAAATTCTCTATATGCCCATAGTGCAGTTATAACTGCGATGGGAGCATACCACAAAACCCAACCATATGAAGCTTTTACTCCACCCGCTTGTGCGATCTGGTCTTTTAGTTGCATCATAACTACACTGTCGCCACTCATGTCTGGAACAATAGTTGGAGAAACATTACAACCAAATAGGAGTAATGATATGCCGATTAGTAAAATAATTCTCATGGATACTCCTTATGATTTGTTGGTTGCAGCAGCTGAACCGAAGTAGAAACCTACTATGCTCAGCAAGATTTGACGATTTTCAGATGCCCAGAGAAATCCATTAATTTCTACAAAGAACTTCTTACTGGTCTGTGGAAACAAACCAAACAATCCTTCTGGGCTGGTAGTGTCAACTTCTACGAAAGTTGGTACACCAAAGAAGGGAAGAATAAAGGGTGCTGCAAAAGCACCAAACAGTATTGTAAGTACGATGATCTGACGAACAGCTTTGCCAGAATCAATTGATACTCTTGCAACTGCTTTGTCTTGATTATCTGTGGTTTGCTTGTTTGCTTGAATGAGCTGACTGAACATCTCTTTTTGGTCTTGACTCTTCTGAGCAAGAAAACGAAAAAGAAACCCAGTAGCACCACCAGCAATCATGCTAATCAATTCGGGTGAAAACATAATAACCTCCGTTGTAAGTATTTATGACGTAGTAGCGCCAGGACCGAATCTTTTTGCGGCATTTTCTGTGTTCTTAGCTGGGAATCCACCAGGACCCTCTCGCACAAATTTGGCTTGAGTTTCTGATACTCCCGGTTTTCCCATAGAAGACACAAAGCCTTCATGTTCTTCTTCTGCGTGAGTTTTTAAGCCTGGAAACTGATCGGAGTGTGTTTTAAACTGATCTAGTATTGCATGTTTGGCATTATTGATATGTGCATGTGCTTGAAATAAACCACCAATAGATGATCCGTGTTGATCTATTGTAGAATGAAATGAATCTGTCATTGTTTTCTTGGTTTTGTCAGACAATCCTTTTTGTGAGGATTTTGCCATATGAACAGGAATGAACTCTCTCAACCCTTGAGTTGTTCGTTCTCCGGTTGTTCTTGCTGCATGATTTGAATACTCCTGAACCATTCTATGGAACTTTGTATCACTTGGTAAAGTCTTTGCAAACTTTGCTATATCTTTATTTGCTAGAATTTTCTTTGCAGCAGCGATAGATGAAGAAACAGTTTTATGTAATTTTGGATGAAGACCTAATTTGGTCTGTTTGGTAATTGCCAAATCGGGAATCCAAGCACCAGAGACTTTCAATCCAGACGTATCTGGATGACTAGAAACTTTACGAAGATTTAAGCCATCTGTTGTATATTCTGAGTGTGGAGCAAATCCAAATGATGCGTCAGCTGGTGCATGATAATGAATGGCATTTGGTTGTATTCTGCCAGGATGAGCTTGAGTAAACATCAAATCGCCCTGGATGGCTCTTCCCGGTTTTATCGAAGATCTTCTGGTAAAGTCTAGAGCTGGAATTAGTTCTTTGATTAGATGGGCTTTTCCAGTTGCATGAATTTGTTCCGGAGTAGTATATTCAGCAGCTCCTGACTTATATGCCACAGCTGCAGTTCCATCCTTATGTCGTTTAAGAACAATACTCATACCACCATCTGCTTTTAACGACATCTTATGGTTAGGTGTTGATGCTCCGGTGCTAAAACGTCTGTGGACAGCTTCTAGGTGCTTTATAGCGTGATCTGGAGCACCATAGTAGAGAAAGTCACCAAGATGCGTCATATGTCCTGTAGTCTCTACAACGCGACCTTTTGCTTCTGCTAGCAGTTCTTCAAACATGCGTCTTCGTCTAGGACCAGATTTCTTATACTTTGCTGCCGATTTGGGAGACACCACAACATTCCCAGCATTCTCTGGTTCAGCATCCAAGTTACTAATATTACTCACACCAGCCAATCCACCACCACCCACTGACATGCCATCTTCGAAGATGTATGACACATTATCAAGAAACTGTTGACCATTCCCACCAAACGATTCTACTTCTTCTGCTAGTGCATTAAGAGCTGCGGTGGGATTTGTTACAGTATAGCGAACAACCGGATCAGCTGATGTTAACAGAGCACGTTTTAGTATGACAACTAATCTATTAAAAGCACTACCAGCTGTTCTCTCTCGAACAGTTTCATAGTCTTTTGGTTCCTTTAGAAATTTACCACGAGCATCAATGATTCCTACTCTGTAAATATCCATCTGATTGAATGGTTTTGCCAGTTGTGACAAGAATTCCCAGACGGTGAAACTAGTTACGATTTCGGAAAAAGATAGATTCATTTTAGCTCATTTAAAATTGTTGTTATCCTATGGTCACTTGGAGTTTTATTCAAATCGACTTCAGGAATTCTTCGTGGTAGTATCTGTAAATAATCTAAAAAAGATCTCAAGTATGGATGTAAATGTGGACAAACTTTATAAAACAAGATTCTAGAGCAAGCTTCATTACCAAATACATTATTCAATATAATTATGTGGTTTAAAATCAATCTTTCTTTTAGAATCTTTTTCTTATCGTATCGATTTAGGAGCCTTTTAACATACTTTATACGATTGATGTCTTCATTGAATTCTGCTAATCCCTTACAGAAAGGATTGTCATATTCCTTCATGGCATACATCGTGAAGGTTTCATCATTTAAAGGTCCAAAAATCATTAATAATTAAACTTCTTCTATGTGAGCATTAATCATAAACACACCAGACTTATTGCCATCTGTTGGGGCGGTAACCGTGCATTTCAGTACAAAATTCTTACCATTAAATCCATTGGTAACCTCAAAACCATTTTTCAAATCATGGCTAGGAGATGTTCCAAATGTACCACCATATCGCTTGAGTGGGAATTGATATTGAGTGTCTAAAGATAACTCACTTGCTCTATTGAGATCAAAATCAATACCTGTTAGATTCAGTTTTGCTCGGAGGAGATACAAAGCAGATCGTGGATCGATGTACGATTTGGCACAAAAAGCAGTAATGAATGCATTCATCGCATGCATACCAAACTCATCATCGTAGCTTACTGGTTTAACATCCGGATTTGCTGATCTTCCTTTTGATTTCAGGACTGGATCATAACCAAATCCACCACCTTCTGAGTTTTCTTCTGTAATTTCGGATCGTAGTTCTTTAAATCGTTTCATGGGTTCCTCTTATCTCTATTTAGGTTTAATTTGGTCTGATCTGGAAAGTGCTTAGCTCTAAAGTCAGACAACATGTCTCGTATTTCAGCACCGGATGGTATCTCATTACCTTTTCTTCTAGCTTCTTGTTGTTGAGCTAATGCTTTTTTGATGTGTTTTTCCTCTGCTTCGTAGTCATGCGGTGGTTCATCATCCTCTTCTTTGATGAATTTAGTAAAAGATATCATTCTTTATCTTTCTTTGCTTTCTTCTTTTTACCACTCTTTACTGGTTTTTCCTTCTTACCACCACGTTTTCTCAACTCAATGTAAGTTGCCAATCTATACTTAGCATTTTCCGCTGTGTCACCCTTTTTAATAGGATTGGCTTTAACCTTCTTAGCAATTTTGTCTCTGCTGGTTATTTCCTTCTTAGACATGGTTCCCGCATGCTCTTTATTGACAATTTCTTCTTTGACTAACAAATTTTCTTTAATTATCGTCTTCATCTTAGATTTTAACTTAGCAACACGTTTAGTTTTGTTGACAATTAACTTTGGTAGTTTTCGTTGTTTAGATGGGCTTTTAAATTCTCTGAGCATTCCTTCGCTCATGTACTTTAATGAAACCACATTGTCTAATTTTATTGGAATACTGGTTTCTCCAGAAACAACTTCAATATCATAACCTTCTCGCAATGATTTATTTGATGCTATACGAACAATTCCTTTGACATAGTTCAGCTTTCCATCTTCTTTGATGTATTGAACAATTGCTTTTTTATTGAGTGATGTGTTGTCTACTTTTTCTAATATTATCTTTTTCATACTACAAGAGTACCTTTCTGTCATGCTTTTTGGTTTTAGTGTTTTGCCAGCAAATTTTACAATCTTCTTGACTGTGTGTTTGCAGTTGCAACCTTCGTTGATTTGTTTCATATTAATATCCCTTTTCTTGGTTACTTAGCTGAACTTCTATTGAATCTCTTGCATCTCTAATGTGACATGATGCCATTTGTTTATTTACAGCATCGAGTTCTTTTTCATCACACCACTGAATGAGCAAGAAGGCAGTAATAACACCTTTTACTTTTATTGGCAATATCGACAATCCTTGAACATTATTTTCTTCTAGGAATTGTTTTGAGTATGAATGTATTAGATCATTTATATGAAAAGGAGTTCCATCTGTTTTTAACATAATAGACAACAAAGGAACAAACATAGAACACAATAGCCCTGTCATTCTTCTTGAGTCTGCTGAGACTCCTTTGACAAGAGACTCATGAGTTAATGTGAATTTACGCATGGATACCCCATCCATGAAATACTCTCCATTATGAAATTGTAATACTTGAGTTCTATCAGAGTTAGTTTGAATTCTCAGCTCAGTCAAAGTTTCATGTATTCCGGTATGAACACGAATAAATCCAATATGTTCTTTTTCATTGTCTGGTTTTTTCGCAAACATTTTTATAGATGCTGCAATGACTCCAACAATTACTCCGGAAATTATTGTAATGGTTTCAAACCACGATACATTACTTGCGCTTGACATATTTAACATCTTTTGTTGAATTTACTGCGAATGGGGTATCTTTTATGTATTTTAGTAATAAAGCTTTAGTTCCTACTTCTCCAGCACCGTGTTCTTCATGCATAGCACGGTTTTTACTTTTAGACAACACTCTTAAATTGCCATTGGAATTGTTTTGTGGATTTCCATCTTTATGATCTACATCTTTTCCATCACCTTTTTTAACCCGACCAGTTTTCATCAACTTGCGTCTAGCCAAAACTCTTTTACTACGATTTGCTCTTTGCTCCGCAGTACCATGATACTCTTTATATTCTTTTTTATAGTTACGAGCTTCTTCTATGAAGCTCTCAAACAGTTCTGGTCTAATCACGCTGTTTTCCCACATCTCATGAAGCAGATCTATTGCATTAACTTTTTCGACATTCTTTATAATTGTCTCGTATGAAACCAAGCCAGACGAAAGAATAAAATCAACTGCGTCTTGATCGTTCATGTTCTCAACTAAGAAATCATTTATAAAGTCATACGCTTCTGACATTTCTTCTTTACCAGAAGTATCGAATTGAGAATAGTCTACAACAGGTATTGCAACTTCTGTTTCCCCATCTATTGTGATAATGTTATAGTCTCTTGCAGCACTATCGATATAGTCAGACATGTCAAGTGCATTTGATGTTATGAATTCAGGTTCAATACCAATATAATTCATTAAACCAACAACATCATCTCCAATGTCTTTTAAATCTTGATCAACCTGCGCCGATGATCCGGGATTAATTATTGATGTATTTACTTGTTGCTGTTGTTGTTGCTGATTATCAGTTTCGAACTCTTCATTCAAATCAATGTTCAGTACAGTTGATAATCCTCTGATCTTATTTGCACCCGAACCTTTAGATCTTCCTTTGAAACCACCTCTAAAGCTAAGATCTTTCATCAGTTTCTTAATCAAAGATTCTGATATTTGTTCCATCTTTACATCCGTGCCATCTTTGCTCAATGCTAAAACATGACTGGCAGTTTGTGGTGCCTTTCCACCAAACTTCATACTACCACTCATACTCTCAAGGCAGAATCCCATTTTGAATTCGTCGCTTGAGTCAAATATTTCTATTAGCTTAGCTCCTGCTTTTTTATGCAATAGTTCTTGTTCTTCGATAAGAACCTTCGATGCTTGAAATTGTTTATCTCTTGGTTCTTGACCATCGGCAACCATTCTTTTTATGGTTTTTGTGTCCCATTGTCCCAGTTCTGCAGATTTTACAAATTGACTAACCATTTTCTTCAGTTCAGTCACTAGTTTGGAGACTTTTGGACTTTTAGCAGCAATATTTCCTGCATATTCCATTGCTGCTTCAATTGTGGCAGTAGCTTCTCCCGATTCTGCGTTTAGAATTCTAGCTTGTCCGCATTTGACACTAGCTCTAATGCATTTATTCATATCAATTTTTGAAATATCTCCTTTAGATTTTTCCCAAAGATCTTTTGGTATGAATATTACATCAGTCTTTGATGTTCCATTCGTAGCTCCAGCTTTCTTCCACAACTCAGAAACTCTTCCCTTGTTCTTTCCCATATGAAAAGAAACTGTTTCTCCAATTTGGTTGAATATTAAATTTGCTGCTCGTTCAGCTGAAGCATATAGAGTCTGACTATTCTGCAGTTTTGCAATAGTACCTTCGTTCTCTGTTCCAGTCTTAACTCCCAACATTTGATTCATAACAATTGGAATTGCTTCTTCGAGATCCGTTGCTTTATGATTCCAATCGGGGAATGTGGATCCTTTGCTAATAGCTTTTCCGTGTGGGGGAGTTTCAGGAAGTTGTGGAAGAATTGTTCTTGGATTTTCCTGAGTCACAGTTGGAGCAGGAGCTTCTTCTGCTTTCTTCTTTTTCTTCTTCTTTGGTTCTTCTTTTTTGTTTCCCTTTTTCTTACCTTCTTGTTTTCTTGCCCACTCAGGAAATAGTTTCTTAGATGATGGAGTTATGGCAAAGCTGGAATCGTCAAGATATTTTGCAGCTTTGCCTCTGTCAAAATGTTGGGGATCAACAAGAACCTGAGAACTGCCAATATCAGCTTTGTCTACAATTTTGGTTTTACCACCCTTTGTGGCTACAACAGCAAACTGAGCTTTTTTCCCTTTGCGCTCCTCTTGCTTTCGGATTGTATCCTTCTTCTTTGGATTTCCTGCGCTGCGAACTTCTGTTCTAACATTCGCTCTCACCTTAGAAGGAGATGCTACTGATTTCTTTTTCATTTTGGTAGCTTCATTCAACGATTCTTCTTTGACTTCTCGCGATACTTCTTGCGACACTTTGTCGCGAGCATCTTTACGATTAGCCAATTTCTTCAATATAGCATTAGCACTTTGTGTGCTCATACCCACTCTTATAGCTGCTTTTTTTCCTAGTATAATAGAAGAACCTATTGCTTTGCTTTCTTCTAGCATATTCACAAATGATTCTATGGATTCAGGCGAGAAATATTCAGTTATATTTTTCTTCTTTGCTGCATTTCTAGTTCTAGCCATAGCATTTCTTTCTACTCTTCTCTTTTCTTCTGCTCCGGGAACGACATCGGTAAACTGCTTACGAAGCATGGTTGCATATTGTTTTGTACCTTTAGCTTTGTGTATGGATTCTGGCATAAAGGCACTAGCCAATTCATCATCTCCTGCTAGAATTGCTTTTCTCATTCTACCAGCTTTTGCATGTTCTACTGGGATTCTTCCATTCACAACTAGCTTTTTAAGTTGATCTGCAGTCAGATCTTCTTCGTTTCGTTTTGATGCTAACGGATGAAAGTCGATCTTAGTTT